TCGTTGCACAGCCATTGCGGCGCGTCGGAGACGCCAACCTCCCACGGGGCCAACCCAGCGTCCCACGTGTAGCTCTGGCCGCTAGAGTGACGGGACGGAGGCAGCACGGCGAACCCGCCTTCCCCTCTGATGTCTACCCCGACAGGCGTCTTTGCTGTCGGGGGGACCCAATCTGTCGGGGCCCTGAACAAGAGTTGCTTGCCGCCGCCCCCAGTCGTCTGCTGGGCCGTCTCCAAGTCGCCAGCCCTGTGCTGCATGTCCCGCATGGACTGCCACCAGACAGCAGCCTCCGGGTGGGCGTGCGTGTCGAGGTCCACGACGAAGATGCCGCCCGAGGCCTTGCCGGTGATGAGCCCAAGGTTCGTGCGCCCGAGGTGGTCGCCTCGCGGCCCGTACCACTGGTCAAACGTGTCGTCTGGCGTGAGCGCACTCTCGAACTCGCGCCACGTCGCCAGAGCCGGTCGCTTCCAGTTCTGGCCCTCACGCGGCTCCTTTGACGGAACTGCCTGAATGCCGAGCGAACGGTAGAAGCGGGCGTACTCTGGGACGCTCGCGAAATCTGCATCAAAATCATCGTTCATCATTGTTCGCCGTCAATGTTTGATAAAGGATTTATAAGATGTCAAAAGATTGACGTGCTTACGCGCCGTTCAGCTTGGCCCCGTACAGGGCGAGGAGGGCTGCCTCGGCCCGCCCGTGATCTTTCTTGCGTCTGAATGCGTCTGAAGCTGGCCACGTCTGTATTGCAAGCTCACGCGACTTCTCTTTCTCGGCAGTGAGGCCGTAAAACTTCTTCCACTTGCCCGGAGTGACGTAGACCTGCGGGACCATGAGGGACGCAACGACGCCACGAGCCATGCCGTATGCAACCCCGAATTTAAAAGTACTAGCTACCCCTTGCTTAGGCATCGAATGCACCTGCTCGATCACAACTAATTGAGGGTCATGCCCCTTAATTAGGTCGGCGAGCGCCGAGCAGTTGATCTCGCCATCGACTAAAGAAAAGTCAACGACACTGACCTTTGTTGGGAACTCGGGGAAGTAAAACGCGATTGCGCCAGAAGCGCCGGGGTCGATGCCCATAAAACATTTATACAAGACGCTTCCTCCGCCGATCTAAAGCTTCAAAGTCTTTTATAGAAACGCTACCCCTAGAGGCCGCCACCAGAGGCAGACGCCACCTGTAGGGAACGTGTTCTCGCTGACGCCACTTGCGTCGCGCCCAATACTCGACCTGAAGCGTTTCCGCTAGTTGGTCGATCAAGTCCCAGTCGAGTTGTTTGGTCATCATGATCCCATCTTGGACATTTTGTCCAATACGTCAAATGAAATTTTTCGCTTGCATAAATTTTTCTTCACAGCCATCATGCCTGACCAAATCAGATTGAGTAACATTTATGAACCCTTTTGAAATTCACAAAATAGAACATTTAAGCCCGTCGAGCTGTAACCTCTTCGTTTCATCTCCTGCGATGTTTGTACAAGAGAAGCTTCTCAAGAAGCGTTCTCCTGTAGGCTGCGCGGCACACCGGGGGACGTCTGTTGAAGACGGCATTGCCGCAGTGTTGAACGGCGCGAGCGTTGATGAAGGCATTGCCATTACGCAGAGCAAGTTCTCCAAGCTCACGGCGCTCAGCGGCGACCCGCGCAAAGAAAAAGAAGAGAACGCCATTGCAGACATGGTCCGCGTCGGTGCAAAAGAATTGTCTTTATACGGCAAGCCTTCTTCTGCTCAGGGGAAAATTGAGTACAAGGTCGATGGGTTGCTGGTCCCAATGATCGGCTTCTATGATTTTGAGTGGGCAGATCATGGCATCCTTATTGACCTTAAGACGACACACGCCCTTCCGTCGAAGATCAGCACAAACCACGCAAGACAAGTTGCTTTGTATTGTGCTGCCCGGGGCGACAATCTTGATGCCCGCCTATGCTACGTCACGTCGAAAAAGTCGGCTGTGTATCATTTGGAGAACGTGCGTCAGCACGTTGAGGCACTGGGCGTCATTGCCCTAACCATTCAAAGGTTCTTGGCGATCAGCAATGATCCTCACGAGCTTGCGGGCATTGTATGCCCAGACGTTGACAGCTTCTATTTTGCCGACCCGCTGGCCCGTCAGGCCGCGGTCGACACGTGGAAGCTTTAGTTCAGCCCAGCACGGGCGAAGGCAAGCGGCTGGCCAGATAGCCGCACTTTGGAGAGTAGACTATGGCACTTGGTATTGATTACGCCCCCTCAGCGAACGGCGGCGACTTCCTCGGGTTCATCAAGTTTAATGCGAAGGCGGGCCGCATTACACGCCGCGACCGCGAGAACGGCGAGAACAGCGACGTAGACATTACGCGCAACTTCAAATGCGTGATGGACATCGAGAACATCGAAATTGGCTGGATTGACTTTGACACTGGCGGCGCTCCGTCAATGGTCCTGTCTCATTGTTCAAAGCCCGTACCGCCGCAGCCTTCGCCAAAGCACCGCAAGGGCGTCCGCGTCGTTCTGAAGCTTTCCAAGGAGAGCGGCGGAGACATCCGCGAGCTGTCGAGCCACGCCAAGTCGTTTATGCGCGGCATGGACAAGTTGCATGACGACTACTTGTCTGGCGTCTTAGATAACCCGGGCAAGCTGCCTGTCGTTGTTATGAGCGACACCATTGCCGTTGTGACTGGCGAAGGCGCAAAGCGTTCGTCTAACTACGCTCCGGTGTTTGAGATCGTGGCATGGGTCAAGCGCCCCGACGATCTGGTCTACAAGGCCCGCGTAACGTCTGTCGCTGCCCCTAGCGAAAGTGGAGAGGCTCCGCGTAGCCCGCCCACCACTGGGGCTAGCAGGGCTGCACCCCCGGCTGCTAAGGCACCTCCCGCTGACGACGAAGACTTCGGATAACAACAAACGGGGCGAGCGCATGCTCGCCCTACCTTCCAATGGAGATGATATGCGGTTTTTAATTACTATGAACATGCCGTCCCGCGCTGGTGGGAGTATCCACCAGATCATCGCAGAATACCCTGTAGAGACGTTGCCTGAATTTGTTAAGGAACTGGAGCGCACCGATTTCATCGTTGTCGAAGAGTTCTACAAAGACGCTGACGCCAATCGCGGGATACCTGTTTACTACTCAGTCGGCCACACCGCTATCAATCATCGGTATATTGGAAAAATTAAGATCATATCGAATAACAATCATCAAAGACGAGGAGACTACAATGGACCACAAAGAAACCCTCCGCATGTCGGCCAGCATTCTGAATGACCGCGCACGCGAATATGGCGACCCGGTAAAGTGTTTTTCGGACGCGGCATCAATCGCCACTATCATGTTGCGCCGTCCGATAACGCCATACGACATCGCAAAGATCATGGAGGCATTGAAGCTTGCACGTGAAGCTGAGAGCCCCCACCGTGCAGACCACTACATTGATCGAATTAACTATACTGCGTTCGCCTGCCAGTTCTCTCCGGCTGACGACCCGCGCGATGAGGTAGAGGACGGGATTAGGCAGCTTGCTGAGAAGTTTGCGCCTAACCGCACTCGCGTAGAGCCCCCCGAAGAAGGCTGATTGACTGCTGCGGCATCCGGCAAGCTGGGTGCCGCAGTGTCCATCGCCTAACCGCAAAGGGTTAGTGATGTTGCTACAACTCAATCCTCCACTGCCGGTCATAACACCCAACGGCAAAGCGTTCGCTCATATCCTGATCGACTATGGGCCAGAATACGATCTGGTCTGGGTGTGCTTTGAAGAGAACAGCGAGTGCTGGTCTTGGAGAAATCAAGACATCAGAGCAGATGCTAACGTGACATTTGGACGCCCAAAGGTGACGAAGTGACCGACTTAAAGGACGAGACAGGGAGCGTCTTTGGCAAGCTGACCGTCGTTGAAAGAGTGTATCCAAAGAGAACTTTGTTGATGACGTGCCGGGCAGTGTTCAAAGTCCGGTGCTCTTGCGGGAATGAAATGTTCGTCAGCGGGAATTTGCTGCGGAGGGGGAAGTTCAAAGAGTGCGGGACTTGCGCTCAAGCATGGGGGACAAAAGATGGACACATATAAAACCGTAAAAGCTCAATATGAAAATTCCAAACTGCGTTTAAAGGAATTGACTGTTTTAGCAGACCAAGCGGATCACGCTTGGTACATGAGCGGGCTTGATGACGGAGAAGAATATAAAAAAATGATGGAGACTGAGAAGAACGCTAAAGATGAGCACAAACATATCAGGGCGCTTGCATATGAGCTGGCAGTCCTTGAACACAAAGAGTTTGGCACGTCATTGACAAAGCTTTTTAAAGAATACGGCATAGCAGTAGCATCTATTAGAAAACTATTG